ACATGCTAAACATCATGAGTGGAAGAAGATATTTCAGTTTTTCAAAGAACATCCAATTGCTATGGGTTCATTTGCTACTAAGTATGTGAATCCAAATCTTGTAGAATTTGACCCAGGAGGTAAAGTACGTATCAGATTCAGTCTGATGCCACAACACATGTCTGATATACATGAACCGAACACCAGTAAAATAATAGATAGAATAAAAGCCATAGACGCTTTTATAGAGAGTGGTTACGATGTTCATGTAAACTTTAGTCCTGTGATACTTTATCAGAACTGGAAAGAAGACTACAAAGAACTATTTCAAATGCTTGATAATTATGTAGATTATAAAGATCAAGTACTAGCAGAGGTTATATTCCTTACGCATAATGAAGCTAAACATTTTAAAAACTTAGAAACTAACCCTAATGCAGAAAAGTATTTATGGGTGCCTAAAATACAAGAAGTTAAGATTTCTCAGTATGGAGGACTTAATTTACGTTATAAAAGTAAACTAAAGTCAGAATATATAAGTAATTTTACAAAATTACACGATAAGATTATTCCTTGGAATAAGATTAGATATATATTTTAGTCTATGAAAGATTATGAATTTAAAATATTATCCATCGCAATATTAGGTTTATGCCTACTTGTAGTAGCGATGGGAATAAGAGTAGAATCACTGAAAGATGAGCTGGATACTGAACAACGACATAGTAAAACATCTATTAAAAACATACCTGCCGTATCTGATAGCATTTCTATTGGGAGTGATAGTTGCATGGAAAGGCTGCGGTGACACAAGTGGCAAGCCTATCACTACTGTAATAGAAAAGCCAGTACCAGTCATAGAGTATGTAGACAGGTGGAAAGAGAAGCCTGTTAGATACGTTGAAACGAAAGTTGTTACCGTACATGATACCGTACAAGTAACCGTGCATGATGTTCGCTTAGATACGTTATTTTTGATTGATACGTTAAAGATAGTAGAGGCTTGGCTTACTGAAGTTACCAAATACGACACTACAGCATCTTTTGAAACGGCAGATATAAGGTTACGTTGGCAGAATTACCAAAACTTCAGCGAAAATGTAAGGATTGACTACACACCTAATATTCGCAATTCGCGAATCGCGATAGGTATGCATGCTAAGGTAGGATTAGTTTCTGATTTTAAAATGCAATATACTCCTATGATAGGAGCTGGAATCGGCTTTAAAATAAAAAACAATTATCTAACTGCTGACTATGGTTACCTTCAACAACACTATGTTGGAGTAACCTATGGTCGGTATTTCTTAAATTTTTAATATGAATTATTCTGAATTAGAATCTGCTGTAGAACAATGGGCAGAAGATCGCGGTATTTTCGATAAAGCTACCGCACTAAAACAAGCGCTTAAAACTCAAGAAGAAGTAACAGAACTAGTAAATGCTATCGTAGATAATGATTTCGATGAAATCCAAGATGCTATGGGTGACATTTTAGTAACACTTATTATCCAGGCTAAAATGCAAAAAGTTTCTCTTGAAGTTTGCCTGGAAGGGGCTTATAATATTATAAGCAAACGCACAGGTAAAATGGTTAATGGTCAATTTGTAAAAGATGAGCACTGATACGCTTATTGATCTTTGGAAGCATAAATTAAACTTAAGTGATTGGGATATAATAGCTCATCAAATAGCACCAGAACAGATTTTATACAATGGCGAAAAATATTTTGTTGGTATACATAGGGATTTTGGTAGAAAAAAAGCTATTATATACCATGACATTGCTCTAGATGAAGAAAGCATTGTTCATGAGCTATTACATATAGTATACCCTGAACCTAATCAAGACGAGACATTCCAAGATTATGAGCGTTGGATAACAGAAGCTGCAGAAAATCTTACCCAATCTGAAGATGTTTGGAAACCTATTTCTTATATTTCAAAAATGTTTACAGGATTTCAGCCCCATCATCATTTAGAGGCAATAACTGAGCGAAACTCTTGATCAGAGTAGAAACAGCCGTAAATTCCATGGATCAGCTCGGTGATAATGGTGGTAACACATGTCCACTCGCTCTTAACTTAAACCAAAACAAAAATGAGTAAAGAAAAATGCCCTTACTGTCACCAAGTAGGATTCCATAAACTGAGCTGCCCAACGCAGAAGGTGACGGTGTTCATTCCAACACTTGAAGGAGACGAAGCAGAGGAGTTCATCCGCAAGGCAGACGAGAACGTAAGACTGATGCGACAGAGACGATGCAAGAATCACGTATGGCGAAAGGACTACTTAAACGGTGGTAAGAAATGTCAAGTGTGTGGTAAGGAAAAAGAAGAAGCGAAACGAAGTAAAGACGTAGAGGAATGAGTAAAAAAGACGGCTACTATGGAATTTTAGTTACCTATAATACGCATGATAAAACTTGGTATGCATTTTATAGAAGAGACGTAGATTACTACTGGGCCAAAAGAGATTCTATACTTAAAGGATCAGGATCTTCTGCCGAAAAAGCAATTGATAACTATTTAAAATTGAAAAATGAAAAAACAATCAAAGCTTGAAATGCTTGGATTAGGTAGTATGTATGTTCTTGTATTTTTATTTTTTATGATAGCTACAATTAATGGATGTTATTCTCAAAGCTACCAGTATGCCGTTCCTAGTGTAAATAAAGACACATTGTACCTTAAAAAAGGAGATATGCAAAATGTTTTTATTTCTGTTTGGGATGAATATGAAAAGTGTCCTATTATATTTATTTGCGATTCAATTAACACTCATCGCAAACGGTATTTGGACAATATTTTAGCATACAGAAAAGAATCATTATATTTGTTAAATGAATTACAGTAACAAAAGAGGAGAAAATGAGAGCTATGAAGATTATAAAGAGCGTCTCAAATTCTTAAATCGTTTAAAGAAAAACAGATCTATTCTGGTATGGCCCAGCAAAAGTGCAGGTACATATACTAAAGATTCAGGAGAAAGTCTTTCTCTTGTAGGAGATCAAATGAGAGGGCTTATTAAAGCTGAGCTTGACCAATATAACGATTGGGCAATTGTAAATAAAGATTCTGAATTGTTAAAAGATAATCATGATACTGGGACAGAAGATCCCAAGTCTGTATAGTTTTATTGGTGATTGGTTTTACTATACAGTAAAGAAGGTGGGGAGAGATCTCCACCTTTTTTTTACCGAAACTGTACATTATCTGGTTTTGTTAGTTTCTGTATAAAAACTAACAATATCTTTCATGTAATCACCTCTAGTGAAGTGTTTATAGAAAGGAACTGTATCAAAAAATCTTTTTTCAATTTTATACTGGCCTTTTCTAAGACCTGATTTATATATTTCAGGACTTTCTCCAGATAAAATAGCCCCAACGTCTGTCATTCCTTGCCCTAGTAAATTTGCAATTCTTTCAATCATTGTTACAGTTGCTGCAGGATTTCTTAGGATACGACTAAGCTCTATAAGTGATGTATATTGACGTAACTCACTGTATAGACGAAAAGAAAAGAAGCTTAATCTAAAATACATTTTTTCAGCTTCTTCATCATCTTCTGAGTTAGCCATTCCTGCTAATGCAAGTCCCATCATATTAGCAGCAACCATAAAACCAAGCTCTGACACAAATCTGTGCATGTTAGCTTTTTCTGTTTCTCTAAGTTCATTCCAATTTTCAGAAAGCACTTGCCATTTAAGGTCTTTTAAATCACTTATTGATTTTCCTATAAATTTATAAACAGTTGCATATAAACCTCTAGGTACTACCATGCTTTTTGTAGGATCAAATATCAAATATCTATAATGTGGAGGTCTTTGATTTTTATTTAGATACTCTCCTTCCAAGGTTTCTCCTTTTTCTTTGTCTAAGTTAGCATAAGTCCCAATAAAAGGAGTATAGTCCATAACAACTTTTCTAATACCTCCCCATCTTCTTTCTTGACCAGGTGCTAAATATTTTTTATGTTGTACCATTAAGTTACCTAACAACAATCTTTGGAAGTTAATACTATTTCTAACACTGTAATTACCATGTAATTGCTGATTTATCCTTTGTACAATGTGAGTTATTCTAATATTCCCTTTTCTTCTTTGGTCTAGACTTTTATACTCATATTTTTTATATCGGGAACCTTGTTTAATTTCAATTTGAGATACTTCGTCTGTATAAGTAATCCTTCCATCTTTTACATTAAATGTATCGTACAAACTCATAGCATCTTCTCTCTTGTCTACACGTTTTGTTACGTCTTTTTTAGATATGTATTTACCATCAGCATCTAAAACTTTTATATTTAAAAGCGTTGCTATCATAGTAACACTTTGTACTTGTTTTTCTACTGTATGATTTAAAATATGAAAACTAGAACCGTGTATTAACTGTCTTCCTTTTGTATTGTATGCGTAGTTAAATTCTCTGTGATCAAAACTGTTAACAGGATCGAATATATAGTTTAATAGATTTATTTTAGAATACTTGTCAACGGGCTCTAAAACATCTTGCAATTGATTTACAAAGTCTGCCGCATATAATCCTTCTGCTTTTGCAACTTGTTTTGCGGTATAAAACTCTCCTGCAACTCCTTCTGTTATAGTTAATGTGGTGGCTAAAGATAAGTTAGCAAATGAAGAATCTATATTACCTGACAGCATTGTTAAACTTGTATATTGAGCCATCATTTGTACAATCTTGGTAAGAGGAATGTTTCCTATTTTATATCCAGGATCAATTTGACGAATACCAAACATACGTTTGTCTATTTCATCTCTCAACATATTATAAGACTCTGAAGCTCTTTTATCTATATTTCTACCTGTAAAATTATGCCCAAACACAGGCAATCCTGCTTTAACAGCTAGCTTTTTTCTTTTCTTTAAAATAGAAGAAAGCATTTCAGCAAATGGTAAAAACTCAATCATTTTTTGATAGTTAATGCCATTGAATGTATTAAATACAAGCATTGTATGAAGGTCTCTGGATTGCCTATCCGTTTCCATTACACCTCTATAATAAATAGGAACGTATTGTCGTTCTCGTAGATCGTGAGATTGCGTTAATCTAAAAAATTTACGTCTTTTCTTTTTCTTTCTCCTTTCCTCTATTTCATCCTGCTCTTTTTTAAGCCTTTCATTTCTTTCTTTTTCTGTCTCTGTTTCTTTATCTATAGCGCTTATAATATCTCCTTGTTCTTCAATCTCTCCTACCACATATTGAAAACTTTCTTCTATCCAAGGTTTTATTATCTCTGACATATAACTATTCTTTCCAAATAATTTTACACGTCCAAATAATCCTTTTTCAATATTTTCAAAAGACTCCATTGCAGTTTTACGCATGCTAGGCATCTTAAAACGTAATTGAAATTCAAAAGGCATACTTTGCTCATTTTTTAAATGAAGCTTTATGTATTCGTTATAATACTGCCATAAAACTCTTTCGTCTTCAGTACCTTCTTTATATTTTAATAGCTGGTCGTATTGAGGATTTTCATATTTTTTCTGATCTTCTTTAGATTTTGGAATTATAAAAGTTGAATGATACTTACTATGCAAATTATATAATTGGTGTTGGGCATCAAAAAACTCATCACTTTTTCCTTCTTGTCTCTTTTTTGCTTTAGCTAAAGTTATTTTAGATTTTAAATCTGCCATAAGTGCTAAATCATTTTCATACGCTTCTTTTTCTTCTTCAGACATTTTTGAAGTATCCAGCGTAGGTAATGTAAAATTTTCTACTGTGTTTTCTTCTATCCACTCTTCGTAAGCAGCTAACGCTTCTTCTCTAGTGAGCTCTTCGTCATTAATAAATTCTAGCTTTTTTTCTTTTAGTAACCTTTCCCAAGCAGAGTAATACCTAGCAACAAAAAACTTAGTATAATTTCCATCTTCATCATACTCTGCCATAAATTTAAACTGATCTTCTATAGATTCAGGTTTACCAAAAACCTTATTATAACTTTCAATCATTTTAACCCGTAGCTTATCTAGGTTATATAATTGTTTATGGAAATCTAAACGAATCTCGTCTTCTACAATTGCTAATTGAATTTGAAAGGCTCTTAAAACATCATCAGGAACATCTAACATATTCATAAACATTCTATGCCCCCATGAAATATCCCCTTCTCTAGACCTTAACATGTTTCTAAAAAGAGCCTTACCTCTTTCTGTAAAGTCAGAACCTTCTTGAAGTTTTTCTTCGATAAATTCTTCAAAAGGTTTATCTATACCCCTTTCTTTTCTTTCTTGTTCTGTTTTAAATTTTTTACGGGCTGCTAAATACTGCTGCCTGTAAAGCTCTACCATTTCTTCTTCTATAATTTCTTTTCCTGTACTAAATTTATTTATTACAGTATCCATTATAAGTTCCTCATACCGAACCTCTATTTCTTCTCTTTTAGCTTTTAAAACACGCATTGCCTCAATAAGCTCTTCTAGTCTTTCTAGAAACTCCTCTCTTCTAGCTTTTTCATTTCGCATATAAGGCAATATAGTATATTTACTAGCAACTAAAGCGTCTAATTGATCATCTAGCTCTTTATATGTTTCTAAATAAGTGTAAAGCGCTTGTAGATCTTGTGCGTTTCGAGACACTTCTTCTACATTTCCACTAGCCATAGAAATTTCAATTCTATTTATAATCTCGGTAGCTTCTTGTAATTGAGTTATAGCATTTTTAATAAACTCTCCTATTTGTTGTACAGCTCTGAACTTTGTCTCTCTTGTACTTTCTTCTTCAATTATTTTTTTTAGGTTTTCCTTATCTTCTTTTAAAGTTTCTTTTGTTGTAAGCTCATTTAAATTAGCTATTCTTTTTCTTCGTAATTTTTGAAGAGTTTTTTCAATGCTGGAAATAGTTCCCTGGACTATATTTCTAAATATATTAGTCTCATTTTTAAACTGACCATCATTATAAGGCTTGTTTGTAATTCCTATTTTTTCAGCTTCTTTTACTACGTCTTCTAAAAAAGGCTCTCCGTAAATAGGCATAGTTTCGCCAAACTCATCTGGCTCTGTTCTTCCGTATTCGTATAACCTAGGAGTTGTTTTATCTGACTTTTTTAATTTATAATCTTCAGGAAAATGTACCCAATCTCCGAACTTACTTTTAAATTCAGGCCCAGTAGCAAATTTGTAATACGCATCTGCTCTTTCTTCGCTGTATTGTTTGCTTAACTTTTCATAAAGTTTACTGTCTTCACCAGTAATAGGATGTGTGTATTTACAAGCCATTGTTATTTCTTTTTACGTCTTTAATCACATTTAGGTTTATATGGATTATCAAATAGTCCTAATTGTGGATCTATATAATTGTTTGGAAATACTGCTACTTTTCTCTGCCCTATTTTACCATTTGGAGTTTGCACTAATCTAACAACTTTTCCTCCATTAAAAACTTTGTTATTAATATTTAGAACTGCTTCTAAAGACATATTAACTTTCTTGCTAGGATTGTTCCATTGGTAATAAACACCTCCCCATTTTCTGAAAGCCCCTTCTTTAGCTGCTTTATCTATTTCTTCTTTAGCACGTTTTACAATTTCTGCTCTAGATATATTGTAATACGTAAATTCTGAATCCATTTCAATATTAGTATCTGCATACTCTTCATAAGGTATAAATCTTCGTATATCGTAGTAATCTTTATCTCTTTTAAATCCTTTTTCAGAACCAATTTTTGCTTCAAATATATCTTGCCATGTAGCAAACCCTTCTTTTGTAGCAGCTTTTTCCTCAGAGTTAAGGAAAAAGTCAATAAGAATAACATTATCCCTTTCAAATTGAGACAATTGTTTCATGCGGCTTACAAAATTACCACGTAAAGCTCTAAACTTTTTAGCTATGTAAGGATATTCTGTCACAACTCCGTTAACTATAAATTTACCGCTAGAGCCTTTATCCCAAACGTATATAGGAATAAAGTTTTCTATTTCTTTAGTAACAACATTATTTACCCAATCCCATACATCTTGTCTTGTTTTAACTTCTAGATCTTTTTTACTAATTTCAAAATCAAGGTCATGCACAGTTTCTGAATCAGGCCGCATTAAAATACCCTGTGCCCTTATAGCAAGCGACCCTACGAGCTTTCCTTTAAGTTTTACAATAATTTCTTCTATTAGTTTAGCTGCTTTAGGATAATCAGCAAGAGATTCTTCGTAGCTTCTATCTTTAAATTGCTCCTCTCTTGCTTCTCTATAATTTTCCATCCAATCTTTTTCTCCTTCTAAAACTTTATCAGCAATATCATTAGCTATTACTTCAATAGGAGATCCCGTTTCTTTTTCGGATCCTTCTAACAACAAAGGCTGCTCGCTTAGACCCATTACAAATTTTATTCTTTGTATAATGTCTAGTATAGCATTATAAACATCGTATGCAGTTTTTAAGAAAAATCCTTTTGGTTCGGTTTTTCTATTAGCATAGACAATAGCTTCAGCTAGTAATTTACCAGCAGCTTCTTTCTTTATTTTTTCAAAGTTTATACTACCATCACTTAATTGATACGCAGGATCATTTTTGTAGTCTTCAACTACTTGAGGATATTTTCCCCAACTAGTGATATTATCCATAAGCGGTTTTATAACTTCATTATCAGCTCCCACAAGATCAATTAGCATATGACTAAATTCTTCAGGCATCAATGCAGCATTTCTATCTTGAGCGACCTCAATAATTTTCTTTAAACTATTTGTTACTCCTAGTCTGCCTATGCCATATCGTTGCGCCATTTCCTCTATAGTCCGTTCTGTTATTTTAACTCCGAACTCTTCAAGGTATTCTATTAAATATTTATCTAATTCTTTATTTGCAGCTTGTGTAAGCAACTCTATTTCTTTTAAAGACTCTTTATTCGCTCTCATAAAAGAGTCGTATCTAAACGCTGCTAGTACGTCTAATCGTTTACCCCTAAAAGCTTCAAAATTACTTTCTAAATAACCTTCAAAAGATTCTATTTCGTCTTCAGAAAGTCCAAGTTTCTTTAATGTATTCTTTGTGTCGGTAGATAATTTATTTCCTGTATATATAAGAGAAAGTCCTAATAGTTTATTAGAGAGTCTTGCATATTCTCGTGCTTGTTCTGCTAATGTATTTTCTAAATGGTAAAGCTCTTCGTTACCTTCAATTTCATTAGTGTCATAATTATATCCACTAGTATCAAACTCTCTAGGATTTGTTAAAAATCTATTTTTCTCGTTAGCTCCTTCTTTAAAAGTTATTCCATCTATGATTGTATCTAAAGAAACAGCTTTATATTTTTTTACAGTTTTACCATCCTGGTCTTCTTTAGTGAAAGTTTCTACTTTATTCTCTCTAAATATCGAAGTGTCTGTTATAAAAGGCTCTATAATAATATTACCTTTTTCGTTATACCCAAGCTTATTAGTTTTAGCATAAACAGGATTACTAATTTTTCCTTCATTTATTGTAGAAAATCCTACTAATTCATATAAATCATCTCCAAGTTTTACAAACTTTGAAAACTCTTCGTATTTACTATCATCCTCTATAATTTCTTTACGGACTCTAAGATCTCCTGTGGCAAACGCTATTATCTTTTTTGTGTTTTTATCTATTCTTTTATTGGTAATAGTACTTGCAGATACAGTAGGTGCGTATTCATGTATATCAGAAAAATTTCTAATCATAGGCTCTACAAAAGGTAGAATACTAAAACTATCTGTTCTTTCTTGATATTCGGCTGCTATATCTCCATTATACTTTGTATAAGCTTCAGGAACATTACGCTGGAGCATCATATTTTCGTAATCAAAAGGAATCAAATGATGGAACGAAAACATTCTTTGAGTCATTCCACTTGTAGCATATGCATATAATGCAAGGTCTGCTGCAAATTTTCTAACTTTTGCATCTTCGTGTACTAACAAGTCTTCCCAAGCAGCTTCTAACCTATCTTGGTCTTTACCATCCATTAATCCTGAACGGAATTGAATAGAGTTCATTTCTGCAGCAGAACTTGCTCTGTTGAGGATAAGACTATTTACAAGTTCATTATTTTGAATAGGGGATTCTTTTGATAACTGATAATACGCAAGTCTTTTAAAGATATTATTATCTCCTGCAAGTAACTCTTTTAATTTATCTTGTGTAAATCCTTCGATCTTACTTCCTAAATAAATAGCTTTTAAAGAAGTGTACGCCTTTCTTATTTTAAAAGGATCTGTAGCTATTGATTCATCTATTATATATGAGTAAAGCTTAGCTAGAGCTGCTTGATATCCTGGAGTAAATAAATCAAACTGCTCTTTAAAAAGCTCCTGCATTAATTTTACAGAATTTTGAGTATAAATATCTAACATAGTATTGTTAAATCTAGCATCAACTCCTAAAACTGTATCATTTAAGATAGCTTTGTTTTTTTTATTTATAGAAGCTATAACATTTGCAGAACCTCCACTTGATCCTTCTACATCTTGTTTAGAAGCAGATACTACATCATTTACGGCTGAGGCTATTCCTTTTAGCTTGTTAAATATTAAGTATACTTTGATTTGATTTACAACATGCCCTGGATTAGCCATATTACCACCATTTTTAAGCATACCTATAAGTTGCTCTTCTGAAAAAAGCGCTCTAAGATCTGGCAAGCCTTTTTTATACTTTTCTTTTAAGCTTGCCAATATACCATCAAACTCTTTGTAATAATCTTGTATCGTTGCCCCGTCAATTCCTTCTGACATTTTTGCTTCTGCAAAAGCTTGTCTATACTCATCAAATATTAAATCTTCAGCAGATAACATTTTGCCATTACGCATTTTCTTAGTTGTGTTTTCTGCTTGATTATATCTAGTATATGCTACAAACTTTTTCAGAATAGGTTGAGGCATAAAAAAATCTGTCCATTCAGGAGAAACCCCTGCCCTGTCAAGTAAAGAGACTGTATTTGCTGTTAAAGAGTTATTATTAAGATAAAAGATGTAAGGATCTTTCGCAATATCTACGTAAGCATTTAGCCTTCCTGATATTATATTAGATATGATCTCTTTTCTTTCGTTGTATATATCTGCAAGGCTTGTAGCACTGCCTCTTTTATTTCCTATACCTAGATATTGATTTAATACAATTGGATTAAATTGAGAAATAGCATGATCTACCAAAGCTCGTGCTACCTGCCCTACTCCAAATTTACCCCCAATATAAGACTGTTTAGTTTCTAGTTGGTAAGAAGGACTAAACCATTCAAGGTCTTCAAGTCTGTTTAATACTTTATTTACAGCTTTGATATAATTATTATACTCTTTAGAAGACTCTAAAGCTTTAAGTGCAGTTATTTCTTGCTGACTAAACTTACTTATATTTTCAAATAATCTAACTTTAGCAGCTCTAAATTTTGTACCGATAGAGTCTAGAGGCGTAACAAGACTAATGTAAGTTTTAGGGTCAGTAACAATAGCATCGTATATTTCAAGTTTTCTGTTCTGCAGAGCCTTTCTCTGCATACTTCTCTCCTTGTATTTTTTATCAGAACGTATATAATATATCTCCCCTGTTTCTTTATTTACCCCATAATTAGGCAACATGATATACATTTTATCAATGTCAAAGTCAGATCCTGTTTTAGAAGTAATGTCATCATAAGCTACTACGGTGTCTCCCATAGATTTAGGTAAAAATCCTACCACTTCAAAAGCGTCAATAGAGCTCATACCTTGGTTAGGAATACGATATGCAATACCTCTAAGAAGATTTTTATTTTCTATATATTTTCCAATTTCCAAAGAAGACATTTTCTCATTTCCAGGAATAAGGTCTTTAAAATAACTAGGCAACATTAATTGAGCACGGACATGTTTTTTGTTGTCATTAAAAGTTGCAGGACGTAATGGTTTAGGATTAGTTACTCTAGAAATACTAGCTTGCTCTTCTTTTGATAATGAAGAAAATCTTTGAACTCTTCTAAATCCATAATTACTCATCTGGATATAAGAACCTCCAGGCATTTCTAATTTAACAGTCCTTTTAGTAATTAATGAGCCTATCTTTTGGTCTATTTTATCTGCAAATGGATTTTCGCTTAGTGGTATTTTAAATCCTGTTTTATCAGCATTTAGCTCTAAAGATTTTAATAATTTATTAGTAGTCTTTGTGTCATTTAAAAACTCTCTTTCAAGAATTGCAGCAAGCTTTGTATAATCTACAATTTTATATGTAAGCCCGTCTTCACTGGTTTTAACTCCAAATTCTTCTAAAAGCTCTTCTTTTCCTAAATTAGATAATGCTATATCAGCATCATGGGCCATTTGCACAAGTTCCCTACCTGTTACTTCTTTATATTGGTTTTTCTTTTTACCAGTCTTAACTATAACAGAATACGTTTTATCTAATTCTACGTTAGCTATTATATTACGTTTTATCTGAGATCCTTCTAATTGTGTAGGAGATGTATGAGGCCTTAGATCTTGCTGAAGTTTCCAGTACTCATTTCTAAGAACCATGCTATTTCTTAACTCTAATACAGATCCTTGTTTATCAGCAGTAAACCGTTCTGGAAATTGAGCACCTACCTTTACTCCAGACTCAAAAATTACTTCATCTACTCCTTTTTCTAGCATTGTATCATAAAGAGTTTGAAGCTCTTCTGAGCCTTTCACTAATTGAGGAAATAATACGGCTTGAGAGTACTTAAAATAAGTAGGAACTTTTAATCCCTTATGGTCTCTAAGATCAAAATACATTCCTTTTAACGGCATTGCTGCTATTAATTTCATGTCCTCCTGGGTTCCTTTTCCTTCTAATAATCTTTCATAAGCTTCGTCTAATTCTTTTGCTTCAGTTTGAGTCCATTTGCCTAGCATTTCCATAATACTCTTCCATCTTGTAAGAGTAATATATCCTTGGGCATCTGTTTGATTAATACCCTTTTTATCGTAGGGCTTTAAAATTTCTACTATCTGTTTTTCTGTAAATCCTAAATTAAACTTGTCATTAAAATCCTTGAAATTTTTCAGATAAGTTTTGTAATATTCACTTTTCTTTGTGATATCTTGAAGTACTGCTGCAGTAAAAGTCTCTTGTTCTGGAGAGGTTATATTTAAATCTTGTCCTGGCGCAATAAGCTCAGGAAGACGCTTTTGCATCTCTACCATTGATTTATAATAAGCAGGGTCACCACTGAAGGCTTTCATAATTTCAATAGAAGAAATCATAGACTTAAGTGTATAACCACTTATTAAATGTCTAGCAGCCATATCAGCATTGCTGTCTTTTAGAAATTCCCTGAAGGTTGTAACATCAGTACTACCTATTGCAAGATTTCCATTGTCAAATTGTTTTACTACAGAATATTCTACAGCTTTTACTACTTCTTTTCTAATCCTTTCGTTTAATACTTTTGACATAGCCGCTTTAAACTCTGGATTTTGTTTTAGTTTATCTACAGCAAATTTTATAACTCTGCCTTTTTTTGTGATGCCAAGATTTTCTAAAAATTCGTTAGTAAGTATGCTTTCAAAAAGTTGACTTTTTAAAGCATTAGCACTATTTCTATCAGGAGTACCATCTTCTAAAAGATCCATAAAATGATAAAACTGAACAAGCTCCTCATCAGACCAGGCTAGAGCTTCGTCATCTCCAAATAATTGTTTTTGAGCGTCTCTTATTCTGTTTAATTCTGATATTGCGTAATCTTGAAATACGTTTAAAATAGTATCAGGTATTACATACGTATCTGTCTCAGCGTCATACTTAATATTTTTAATCTGACTTGTTGATAGATATTTAGGGCCTTGATAAACTAACCATACTCCTTTATCTGCCATAGTAGGAGGAGAGTAAATATCATCGTTCATTGTCATATTAACCCGCAAGTTGTACTCGTCTGCTTCAACAATATCTTTATACTCAACTCCTGAACTTATTCCTCCTTTCTTTTGGAAAATATTAAAAGTTCTATAATTAATAGAAGTGCCTTCTCTTTGCAGATAGTTTAAAAGAATAGAGCCTTTATTGTAAACAGCTCCTAATAAATTGTTAGCATAATAAGTAGAAGCATTATATTGAAGGCTCTTCTTTTTGAAATAGTTATTCAAAGAATATATCCAAGCTTTTCTTCCTTCTGTTTTAAGGATAGTAGTCTGATCATAATCTTCTTGAAATACAGATTCTGCTTCTGCTAGCCTACCAACAACTCTACGTTCTTGTTTTAGATAATTTTCTGTTACAAAATCTACTTTTTTAAGAGGTGTTTTACTATCTCCTTTTGAAATTGAATATATAGTGTAAGGTTTTTGCGCTCCTTTCTTTGTAGAGTTTCCAAAAATAAATTTAAGCTCTCCAACCATTTTACTCCTGCTATTTATGCTAGGATCTTCCGCTCCCCTTTTTATAGAGTCATTATAATACATTTGATAAAAAGCCTGGACTCCTTCGGTAGACATTAGAATACCTACTTCACGTAACAGATCTCTAAGCTTTTGAGCGTTTTCAGTAGGTAAAGTTGTAATATCAGAACTGAGATTTAGAATCTCAGAAACAACAGTATCAAACTTTGCTACTATATTCTTAGCTAATTCTGCGTCTCCATATACATTAACCTCATCATTTTCTCCTAACTCTGTTCTAAACAATGGATTATCCCCTAGAAGCCCTAGCCACTTATCCATTATTCTATACTTTTTAGAATTTTGCTGCGGATTTATAAATCTAAAATTGTGATTTACAACTGTTTCTCCTGCTTCTTCTACAAGAGATTGAAATTGTAAGGCAGTTAAAAAGTTATTGTTTGATTTGGACATAGTATTAAAAAACTGAGTTCTTTCGTTATCAGATAACTCGTTCTTAACTATGTCTCTAAGGCGTTCAAATGTTGGATCTTGCTCGGCCATATTATCTAGTATGGCAAGCATTCTATCATACGCAAAAACAGTTTTTATGGTACCATTTTCTTTATCAAAAGTTTGATAGTTTACAATATTTGAAAGCTTAGCTTCAAGCTCATTAAATATTTTAGAAGAATTTGCTATAACAGGTAAACCAGTTTCAGGATTTACTATAATCTTACCCTCTTTATCTTTTTTAACTAGGAAGCTGATTAAGTATTTGGTGTTTATGTTAGCGTTTTCTTTATTACTTGATTCAAAAGCATCTTTAGTTGCAGACTCTAAGTCTTTGTTAGCTCGCTCTTTTTCTTCTTTTTCTCTTATATTTAACTGCTTTACTCTACTAAGCATATCTTTAGTAAGCTGATCTAGAACACCATCCTTATATTCATTTTCTTTAGTTCCTAGTAGTTTTTGAATATTCTCCCTTTGTTCTTTTGTTTTTGTTTGATCGTTTGCAAATCTTTCTAAAAGAGCTATTACAACTTTTTTTACAATCTTAATTTCTTTAGTAAAGTTTGTTACGTTAGACACACCAGCAACACCTCCGTTTTCTGGTTTTAGAGCTACTATATAAGCTAATAAAGTATCAATACTTTGATCGTATGCTTGGTCTGAGATGTTTAATGCGGACATCATCATTGATACCATTCCGTCTCCTTTTGCCCACTTTTCTATTTTTTCAGGTATCGGATCTTTTTTAGCATAGTAACCGCTAGACATTCTAGCAAATAGTAAATCAGTAGTGAAGGCTTTATTTGGATTTGCAAAATACTCAACTGAGTATTTCAGTTTTTTAAACCATCTTAGAGTTTTACCTGTAAAACCCATTTCTTCTCCTGCAAGAGCATACATTCGATAGTCTTCTGCTCTTAGCTCTGCATAATGAATATGAGCAGCCATTTCATCACTTAGATTATACTTCTTATACTGCTCTTTTACTTTATCAATTTCTTCTTGAGTAGCTTTTCCATAAGTTTTTGCAGTTTCTGCGTTTAATTCTTTTAGCTGCTGATCGCTTAACCAAAGAAATTCTACTGCATGTTCTGCTTCGTGAAACTCTGCCCCATTAACAGCTTGCTCAGACAGAACAATCATGGCTTTTCTAAATACACCGTAAGCATATCTACCTTTCCCTGCTATTTTAATAAGACTTTTTTGAAATTGTACAGGTATAGAATCTCCTAAAATTCTTCTTAATCTAGACCTGGCTTGATCTTCATTTATTTTTACTGAAGAGGTATCTTCTGTATACTCTGGCCCCACTTCCATAGTAAGCTCGACATTGTCTATATCGTCATTGTTTCCTACTTCGCTTTTATTATCTATTTCAGCATTTACTTCTCCTTCAGCATTTTGACTAGGCTTGCCAGTTTCTTCTACAGGATTTTGCATTTCAGGCTCTGTAGATTCCTGTACATCGTCTATAGTAGCTTCAGCAACTTGATCTAAAGGAATTACAGGTAATGTAGGTAATAATTCAAGTGTACTAGTTTCTTCTTCTCCTGGGGCATATTGTACAACAATTGGAATAATACCTAACTCTGCTGCTTTTTCTCCGTGTGTATTATTTAACAGTATTCTATAAAGAGATGTTTGTTTCTGATGTTTAACTTTATTAGAGTCCTCTCCTTTACGATAAGGAGTATCATATTTAAACTTTCCTTTATTAGCTCCGCCTCTATGAGTAGCAGTAAATTGATTACCTCTCATGGTTTTCATATCATAAATACGAAATACACCTTTTTCATCATAAGTGAGCAAATCAACTGTTCCAGCTACGCCTGCTTCATCATTGTATAGAATAATATCTTCTGCTAGTACAGTTTCACCACGTTCGTCAAATTGTTTTTTTAAATTTTCTAAAGCAATCTTAAATTGCTCTAATGCTTTTTCATCTGCGACTTTGTATTTTGATAATGGCTTTAGATTTCCACTAAAGAAATCTCTTACAAATTCATCTATTGCAGTTCCTATACGAAGAGAGGATGCTACCGTTAATTTATTTTCTAGTTCTTTTCCTTCGTAGCCTAATTCTTCTAACCTTTTTCTGTATTCTCGCATAGACTCTTTTTCTTCTATGCCATCAACTATTCCTTCTCCTCCTATAAATGTAGTTACTCTTGTATAAATTTTACCTGTACGTGTATTTACATAGTTTTTACCATCAGGAGTTAGTTTTATAAATGTTTTGTTTTCTTTTATCTCTGCTATTTTTGCTTTTACTCTTTCAAGTATTGTAGATTTTTCAGTAGTAGTAGATTGACCACTAGATTTTTTCTTTTTAGGTTTTTGTTTTTTTCTTTGGCCTCTTTTTGATGTAGCCTTTGATTGAACACTAGTATCATAATAGATTTGAGTTGCTCCTACTTTTAAAGGACTTCCATTTGCGTCTAAGGTAATATCAGTACTTAAAGTATGAGTAGTTGCATCTGAATCATTATCGTTAGTAAGAAAATCATTTATATAATCATCATTAACTCCTCTTTTATATGTTTTACCTAAAACAGTTATTTCATTTATAGTATCATCTGCAATAGCTTCAAATACACTTTTTCCTAATAATTTTTGGCTAACTTTTCGTTTTAATACTCCTTGTTGAGATGCCCATTTTTTAAATTCTTCCTGATTATTAGGCGTTAGTACTTTATAAGTATTTCCATCTTTAAAATCAAACCGTACTTCTCCTTTTTCAATAACAAGTCTTGTATTTATAGAATCTGCACCGTATGCGCTTATTCCTTTCATGTTATATGTTGTAACAAGCAAGTTTAAAAGTTGACGGTTAGTTAGATTTTTAGCAAAATCTGATAGTTCGTTTCCTTTTTTAGATCTTATTTTAAGTAGTAATAATGTAATAAGATCTATTTCTGCAGAAGAAAGGTCTCTTGTATTTAATTTAACTGGTATTTTTTTCCTAGTAAAAGGATTATATACAAAAGCATATATTTGTCCCGCGAGATTTTTTTTCATTGTTGCAAGCCTGCCAATAGAATCGTCCTCACTTTGTACTACATTTCCATCAGACTGAACTACTCCAACACGCTGTTTAGCGGTAATATTTTTATTAGGGTCTGCTATAAATAAGCTAGCTATTGAATTAACGTCTCCTTTTGTAGAATTATAGACAACTCTTCCTATCATATTATCTCCTCTAGAGAATCCTATCCTTACCGTACCATAAGCAACTTGATTAGCTAAATATGCTTTATATATTTTATCACGTATAGCAGCGCCATTTTTAGAATCACGTTGATTATCGCCTCTGTAATCAAGTATATATAATTCAGGAGCAACAGCGCTTAAAATAGGATTTGTAAACTTAGCCTTTAGTTTTAACTGTTTAATTTCGTCAACAGTTAGCTTTTCTCTGTTTTGAATTTTTTCATATAATCCTGGAGTTGTTGCATATCGAAGTGGATCTAGATTTATTTGATATTCTACAGTAAAAGTATCTGTAAGTTTTGCTGCTATTTTTAATAAAGCGTTATATAACTTAAAACCAGCCTCTTTTGCTTCTACTGAAGCAAGATTACCACCTACATTTATAGAACCTTTTACAGATTTTTCCGTATCTGTCCCTATTGGCTCTTCAGGAAGCTCGCTTTCTACTTCCTCCCCCTCCTTGGTCTCTCCGACAGGCTGAGTCTTATTATTCTCATCAGATTGTTTTTGCCCTGAAGCTGTGCTGCTAGAATTTTTTTCTTTTTCAGGAACTTCTTTTTTTTCAGGATTATCTGCAGGTTCTTCTACAGGCTCTTCTGGCGTTTTTACTTCTGGGCCAGGTTTTGTCTCTTCTTCTTTTTCTGTTTTTTCATTTGCGTTTTCAGCAAATGTTTCTACTAACTCTTTTTCTACTTCTGACTTAGGTTGTACAACTCTTATAGGTGTGTTATCAGCTATACCTATTCTATTCCCTTTATCATCTACTACACTTCCAGTTGTAATATCTTTTCCAGAGGCTTCATCAGTTTCTGTTTCTTCTACATAAGTCCCTCTAACAGTAGCGCCTTCTGGAGTTTTTACTTCTACAGTATTTCCTGGCTTTACTTGTTGATCCAATGCTGGAATAAACTCTTCTTCTTCTTTTGCTTCTTGCTTCTTTTTAAGTAGATCATTATATTTTTCAAAGAAAGGATGGTTTCTTACTGCAATAGCATTGTTTATTCCACTTTCGGTGTCTAGAGCAGAACCTATTAAAGAATAATAAGAGGCTTCGTTAGCGTGAGTAGCAGCTAAGTTATTAGAGTGAGCATTAGTCTTTTCTTGCAATTCATCAGAAACAACCACAGCTTTGTCATTTTTCTCATATTCTTTGAGCATATTACTATACTCTTCTCTAAGACCTGGAATTTGTTCTCCGTCTTTTGTCTCAACACCTTCTAGCTTATTTTTTAGATATGCTATTTGAGCTCGATTTGCAGCTATGTGATGTCTTACATTAGGTTCTTTTTCTTCTGTTTGCTTTAAAAGCTCTTCTATAGATATTCCGTTTATCTTTTCCTTTTCTAAAGCTTCTAGCATTCCTTCTGCGGCTGCTAGTTCTGCTTTCTTTTGCTGAAGTTCAGGTAGTCCTTGGTCTTCTTCTCTTTTAGGAGCTGGTAATGCTGCAATAATTTCGTCTAACTCTTCTTTAGATTTATTATTACTTTGCTCATTATTGTACATCTTTTTCTGCAAAGCCATAATAGACCTAAAAAGCATTTCTTGCTCATAAATATCTAAGTCTTTAACTGTATCTCCTGTTGCTATCTTATATGCTATATCAGCTTCTCCTATCATTCTTGATAGAAGTTTTGTATCCATTTCATCGTATAGCTTAGGAAAACTTCTTTGTAGCCTTTTAACGATTTTTTTGATATTTTTTATATCACCTTTTTTACTAAGTCTTTCCCAAAACCATTGCATACTAGCTTTGTCTTGCTCTGCATTTACATATTTATCATAAATCTGATCTGCAAATTCTTGAGCTTCGGAACCATATCTTAGTTTATCATTAGCAATATTTATTCCTTGCATACTTAATCCTACGGTTGTTCTGGAACCTCCCATAAAACCACCGATCATCATACCAGATGCTACAGCAGCATCAAACTCTTTGCTATTAGTTCTTCCTGCTATAAAGTTCTCATCAAATACATTATTATAAGCATTGACTCCCATTCCTTTTGTAGTCTCAGAAAAAATAGAAGCAAATCCATTACTGCTAAAAAGAGACTGCATTGTAGAAATATCTTGATCGTCATAAACACCTCTTATAAAATTGTTTTTAATTAAAAACTGGTCTCCTTCTTCTCTTCCTTCCCAAGCACTACCTAATCCAAATCCGCCAACTATAGTCCCTGTCTTATATGCTGTACGTTTAAGTCTACTCAGGTTGTTAAGTCGTGAAGCAAATTTAGACCAAGGAATAAAAACAGCCCCTAGTTCTAAAACATCTGTAGTAAACAGTGCCATATTCTGTGCATAAACACTTTTTACATCACGCCTAGCCTTTTTTTCTACCGCCCTAAGCTCATTTTCAGGCATTTCTTTACCGTTATTATGAAGCCTATATTCTCGTTTTTTACCTTCAATAAAAGCGTTATAAGCTTCTTGCATTTCAGCATAAGACTCATGTTCTCTTGCATGATATTGAGCAAAACCAGAACCTATAACACCCGTTATAAATCCCGCAGTAGCGCCAGCTCCAGCAGCAAAAACAGCACCAGGGCCACTCCAACTTGTTACTGCTCCAGAGTAGAGACCTGACACAGTACCAGTAGATATTCCAACTCCTATAGCAGTACCTACAGCAGGTAAAAGCATACTAGCAACAAAAGCAGACATCTCAGACATAGTACCTCCCATACCATCTGCAAGCTCTCTCCAGCTATCAGGAAACATAGAAGTACTGTTTTTAAGTTTATCTATTTCTGTTTGTTGTATCCAATAATCTCCTAAAACATCTACATCTTCTTTTAGCTCTTGTTTATTTTCAAGAATGTCTTGTTCGTAATCTTTTATATCATTCTCTAGTTCAGTAAGTCTTTCTTGCTCTTCTTCTGTATATTCTAAAGGCTTAGATAAATTATCTGCTCTTTTTTGTGCTGTTTCTTTTAATGCTTCTATTTCTGCAGTAGCTCCTATAATCCTACCTTCTAAAGAACTTATTTGTATTTCATCAATAGCTTTTTGCATAGAGTTCCACACTATACGAGCTCCAGGCATAAATATGTCATTCCTTAAAACATCTTCTTGGATAGAATAAGTATTATCTTTAGTTGGTTGAAAATTAGGATCAGAACTTACTTTTAATTTATTAGACTGTTCCCTGATTTGATCCATATATCGTATAGTACGATACCCAGCTTTTCTAGGATTAGTATAGTAATCTATAGCTTCTTCCTTAGTAGTTGGCGTTGCTTTTTGCTTTTGTACTTCAGCTTGTTTTAATGACTCTACAAGGCTTTCTGTCTCGTCTCCGTTTTCTCCAGACTCTTTATTTTTTTCGGTTGATTGAAATACAGAATCTTCTATGGTAGAATCTTCAAACTGTTCAAAATATTTATCTATAGGTCTGAATTGTTTAGCCATGATGTAATAATAAATTATGAAGGAGAATCATATGCTACATGCATATGATTATCATGATAGATAACTTTTACTGGTATTCCTAAATTATTAAAATAAGTAGCAAGTTCTTTTTGCATAGATTCAGGAATATCTAAATCTATAGCGTTACCAGCACTATGAACTGTTTGTGTCTTGTCCCCTACGTCTGCTCCGTTTTCTGCTAAAATCCGTTGCGTTATTTCAGGTCTTGCCATTCCAAAAACAGTTGTATTTAATCCTTTAGATTTAGCAAAGTTATTTAAACCATCTAGAATTTCTAATCCTTTAGTAGATAAATAAGGAGAAGAAATTTTATCACCTAATATATCTGAAATAGACTGCACACCAGTATTCCAATTAAGATTACTGTAACTACTAGGACTAGGAGCTTCTTTTAATCCTTTAGAAACTGCCCAATTTTTCATAGACTCATTGTAAACCGTAGGATTGTCTATTCTTTTATAATCTGAAGATATTCCATATGTATCAGGAGATGTAGGATCTCCTGAACTAAAACCTTCTACGCCTACTAATCCTAGTTGTCTTTCAAGTAATTCTTTATATGTAGTTTTTGTAAGCGCAAAATCGTCATCTGATACATTATTTTTAATAGCAGTATTTTTAGCTACTTTATAAGCTTGAGCTAAAGGTTGAATTGAGTTTGCCCAGAAATTACTAAAATCATCTATTGCAGTAGAATTTTGATTTATTATATCCTGCTGATTAGTACTAAAAATTTCTAAGATTTTTTCTTTTTTGTCGCTAGACATTTCTAAAGCATTAAGAAATTTTTCAGTTCTTTCTTTATAAGCATTCCATACACTAGTTATTTTAGCGGGATCTTGACCAGGATCTAATGTAAGTCTTTCTTTTACTACTTGTTTATTATACTTATTAGAAAAAACAATCTGCTGCTCTGCTTGTTTTTGATTTATATTTTTAAGAATACCTGCAATCTCTCCAGTTCTTAAATTAGGATTAACCTTTCTATTATTAGAAGGATCAGCAGCTCTGTCATAAATAGCAGCGCTACTAAAAATGTCAGTTCCTGCAGGAACCCTAACAGGCATTTCATAGTATTCACCTTTTTTTACTATTAAGTTCTTACTATCTTCGTATAACCCGTTAGTTTCTCCAACTACTAACTGATCTACCCAATCATCTCCCATTATTCCAAGAACTGATTGTTCTCCAAACATTAGATTACCTTGTTCTTGTGTAAAGACCAATGTACCCTCCATATAAGGAATACCATTTACAAGAGTATAATTACCGTCTCCTCCTACTTTAGGTCTAAATCCAACGTTTTGTCCTTTTGCGTTACCTTTTTGAAGGTTTAAGAAGAAATCTTGCACTCCTCTATATTTCTCTACTTTATGTTTATTTGCCTCATAAAAAGGATGTTTTTTTAGCATAGTTTGAGCATCAGTAGCATCAAAAGGATTTATACCTGTGTCAAGGTCTATAAGCTCCGCTTTCTTTTTAAGCTCTTCTATTAATTTAGTTTCCTCTTCAGGATTTGAAGACCCTTCTAAGTCTAAGTACTCTTCACTATTATAAAACATATCAAGAGCCGTTAAATGGAGATTTTCTACATCTTCTTCCATAGAAGTAGATCCTGATTTAGTTATTGTAGGATTTGCATAGATAGGATTATCTGTAGGCATTGTGTAGTTATAATAATCCCCTGCTGTATTATAAGTTCCTAATACCGTTTTTTCAAGCATTTCCTTAGGTACGTTAGCCTTTCTCCCTTGCCCAACAGGATTAACCACTTCTTGTATATAAAAAGAATTAGCACTATCTGTAGGATCACCATTAGGGCCATTAGGGCCATTAGCACCAGAGCCTCCTCCATATAACTCATAAAACTCTAAAGCTGCTTTATTCATTATAGGTTTTACTTTTTCTAGAACCTCTTGCTTATTATTAATATCTAAATCAGGATATTGATTTTGTAGATATAAAAGAAACTCTGCATTGTTCGCAGCGTTTTCTGAAGCTGCTCCTCCCGCATAAGCTAAAAGTTTATTTAAATCAAATGCAATAGGATTGTCTTTAAGATCATCAAAGAATCCTTTTGTGAGCTCTTGACTATCTACAACTGCTCTGTATGAAAGATCCATAGGAAGTCTTGTGGTACCTTCTGGAAACTGATTTATCATAGATACAACATCAATTTCATTTCTAGGATCATACTTACCAGACATCATTAATTGATCTTTTTGAGCTTTTAATGCTTTTGCAGTTAATGCATTAGATGCAATATCTGCTAATCTAGGATCTCCTACATAATCATCTATCTGTCTGTTCAACCATGCGGTACCTCCACTGAGATCCATTTGAGATGCTTGATTGAGAAGATCATCATACTGGGCTTGCTTTTGTTTTAAGTAAACCTCATCTTCTGTATCTGGTACATAATCTATATTCAACAATTTATCTTTTGCTGTATAAAGATCTTGAACAGCTTTATCCTGTCTAGCTTGCTTATACTGCGAAGCTCTAAGTAGTTCCTCAAAAGGATACTTATAAGAATAATCTATTGTAGGAATAGAAGTAGTTTTGTAGAATCTTCCCATTGTAGTTAAATTACATTCCGCCTAGTAAGTTCTTTACTACGCTTCCAAGAACATATTTACGTTTTGCTGCACCCCCGTACATCATTTGTTGATTCATAGGTTTATTTTTAGCCATGCCACCGTTCATATATCGGTTAGCTAAAGTAGGACTAATTTTCTGTTGTACTGACTCAGGTAATTTAGAAAAACCTTTGTAGTTGTTAGGTATAGCTCCTCCCATTTCTGCGTTAATAGTAATAGGTTGACCACCAGCCATAGGTTGTTGTGGTTGTTGTTCCTTACCTCCACCTAATATACCACCAAGTAGATTACCAATAAGACCTCCGCCCATTCCACCACCGCCAGCAGCTCCACCACCGCCTCCGCCTAGCGCACCAAGTACCGCAGGAATAGCTTTAACCAATGCTCCCCAGAAATATTGTTCTGGCTCACCCATCATTCTTTCTGTAGGGTCTACCCTCATAGGTGATTGGCCGTACATTTTACTGACGATAGAACCTTTTTGATATCTGTTTTTCATTGTTTTAATCTTAAGTAAAAAATTGTTGTAAAAAAGTATTGAAATCTCCTCCAAATCCCCCAGGAGTATTCATATTTCTACACGGACTCACGTTATACTGTACATTAGGGTCATAACATCCATTTCCATTAGGGCAAGGAGTCAGTCCTTCAGGACATTGTTGTTTAGGCTGTTGTCCTCCTGGCTGCTTGAATACTAAATTACCTTGAGCATCATAACCGTATTGATTCATAGAATTTGCTATATTAGCTTGAACCTGCGCTTGGTATTGTTCATTTAAGAGCTTTGATATTTCTAAACTAGTTCCAATTTCACTTGCTACGTTTTGTCCAAGTTGAGAATAGTAGTTATCTGTATCTTCTCTATCTCGTAGATCTCTTTGTTCGTCTCCTCTAGCTCTCATAAGATCAGTATACTTCTGCATTTCGGCTAGTTTATTCTTTTGACCTATAGCAGTTTGATCGTAAGTAAGATCAGATTTAAGTCTAGCATTTTCTTTGCTGTCGTATAAGCTATTAGCACGAGCAGCCATATTACCATAAGAAGTACTAGCATTACGAATAGTATTAAGTGCTGCTTTAAAGTCACTACCTATTCTAGAACCAGCTTGTTCTTTAGATGCGTATATACTTTCAAGTCCAGCGTTCAGAGTATCTTCTGCTCTTTGCCCTATATTCTCATAGAAGTTTATATTGGGATCAGTAGCAAGTCTATTCTGTTCTGTAATGTCTCTCATTTTTTCAGGAGCACTTTGCAAAATGCTCATACCTAATCTATCACCAGGAGTGATCTCATAGTTACGTCTTCCATATCCTTGATTAGGTTGAGGTATATCTATTTTTGGGTTTCCTGTGTCATCTGTTTTAGGCCAAGTACTAGGGTCATTAATATCTATTTTTGGTTTTGACGAAAGAGACCCTTCTTCTACAATACTAGTAACTGGCGTTGTTGCTGGAGCAGGAGGCATTCCTGAAGAACCACTTCCTCCGCTAACAGTAGGAGATCTTGTAATTGGGTTTACAGGATCTGGTGTAACTCTCGCTCTTCTTGCTGCTTCTTCTTCTCTTGCTTTCGCAAGTTCTTCTTGTTCACGAGCGTATTGTTCAGCAGCTTCTGGTGATACTGTTTCATCTGGTGCCCAATTTTTTTCTTCATACTCTTTTTCTCTAGTAGGATGGCCTGCTGGATAACCTGGCGGGTAAAAAGCAAAATCAGGAGGAGAGTAAGGCGCCTGCTCGAAAGAATCATCAAGAGCCCAACCTCTTGCTTCGTATTGAGCTTTTCTTAAAGCAAGTTGCTTATCTCTTTCTTCTTGCTGTTCCTTTTGTTTATATTTAATTCTTTCAAGCTTTCCTGTAAGGTTTCTAAGACCTGGCTTCATAGTACTAGTTACGTATAAATTATCTACAAAACCTTTTTTTGCTTTTTCCAAAATAGGAAGATTCTCTTTATTAAATAACTGTCCTGGAATTTCTCCCAGAGCATTTACAGGTAATTTAAAACTGTATAATAGGCTTTCATTTTTCTTATCTTTTCCTCCTGCAGGAGCAAATATTCCTGATGGATCGTTTATTTCTATTCTAGTAGGATCATTTTGATCTCTTAAAGCTACTCCAGTAATTTTTTCTCTTTTAAAGATTTTAGTTAATTCACGAGCAAACTCGTTAGCAGCTTCTCCGCTATCAACTTCTTTTTTATTGTATCCTAACTGATTATCTATTTTACTCCAAGCTTCATCGTATATTGTCCGTAGTTGCTCTCTAGTCACACCTAATGGAAGCTCTTTATTTTCAACTTCAGCTCCATCTTGATAAGAATCAGGTACATCCGCATACACTTCAGACAGTCTAGCTTTTTGTGCTTCAGTAAGTGATTTTACTTTACCGCCTTGTCTATAAGTTCCTTTTTGACTTATGTGCTTACCCTCAGCAAGCATTTGATCCATCTCAGCTTTTTCTTGAACTTCAGCTTGTTCCTTTGCTCTTTTTTCTTGAATGATCTGTTCTCTATGTGCTTTCTCTTCTGTTTCAAGAGTTTGTAGTCTACGTTCTATTGTAGCTACTTTGAACATATCTTTTTGTACTTTAGGATCGTTAAGCATTTCCTTAAGCTTCATTGCTTCAGCTTCACGCTTTTCTTTCTGCTTAGTGTGTTTTCCTTTTGGAAATACAAATGTTTCTCCGTCTTCTACATCAACAACTTCATCACCTTCCATTTCAGTTTCTACAACTCCTTGTCCTTCTGCAGGTGTGAACACAGGTATTCCTCCTTCATTATGTGAAGGGCCTTTAAGTTTAGCTGCACCTTCAAAATCTTCTGGTATCATAACACCTCCAGTCATAGGATCCATTTGCATACCGCTAGTAGGAGCATTAGGCGTAGGCTCTGACATAGCCATTTGCATTTCAGCTAACTTATCTTCATTTCTATAATCTGCTACCGTTCCTCCGTCTTTATACCCAGGCACCATTCCACCATCTTCTGCTCCGAAGATTCCTCCAAGTATACCTCCGATAGCGTTTCCTATACCATCACTAGCTTGGTTAAATACTTGATTACCAGTTTGTGCAGCTCCTTGTGTAAGCTCCATCATTTTTTGAAATGGAGATTTTTGAAACATATCACCAGTAGTAGCGCCTTCAAGGTCTTGAATATAACTTTGCATTCTAGGATCAGTCCCTCTAGAAACTTCTTTATTATATCTTCCTCCGTATATTCTTTTAAGATCATCTACACGATCTCTTTGTTTACCCATAGCCTCTATGTTTCTGTCAGTGTTGCCAGAATCCATAGCTTGCTTGAATTGATTAACTCCTTGACCAAGAGTTCCCATCATTCCAGATAACGGAGATTGCTGTCCTAAGTTATTTAGCGCACCTGATTTAGATAGCTGAGATAACATTCCCATCCAATCAAAAGGTTTTTTATTTTGAAAAGTTTGTATATCATCTACAGTACCTCCAGGCATAACTGATGATTCTTGTCCATCTGAGCCTGTTAAAATTTGTGTACCATCAGGTGCAGTCGAAGTAGGTAGATTGCCTAGTGTAGGAGGAACTCCTACAAACATAGGATCATTTGGATTAAACGGATCATATAAAGAATCGGATGTAACGTACTCTCCGTCTGTGTACTTATTAATAGGCCCACCCATTTGAGCCATTTGAAAATTACCTAGCAGAGAAGATCCCATCTCTTCAGGATTGATAAGACCAAGACTTGACACATTCATAAATGTATTACCTACAGCTCTGCCAGCATCAACAGCACTTGCAAGGTTAGCACCGAATTGAGTATCAGTTTCTTGACCAAGCATAGCTTTTTGTACGTCCAATAACTTTTCTTGGAGCGTATCCTTATCCTCATCAATCATTCTTAATTGATCTAAGCTTCCTGTTGCCTGACCACCTTCAGCATACTTTTTTGCAAGCATGTTATAATTTCTTCTATATTTGCGCTTAGATCTTTTCATGATATCATCTTGGACTTATGTTGGTGACTCCGTAAAGGAAGTTGGTCACAAGCTTGTGCTTTCCAGGATTTGCTAAATTACTGAAAAACAATCTTACTCCCAAATATCTATCCCTCATTCTAGCTTGTTCAAACCATGGTTTAGTTTGATCAACTGCTATAGGATTTATCTTTTTATCTATATAGTAATCTTGAGCTAACTCATTCCACGAGCTAGTAAACAATGATGGAGGGTTAGGTATTGTCCTATCTACAGCTAAATCTCTAAAGCCATTTAGTCCCCATACTCTTTCTTTTCTGTCTAATAAACAAGAGTTATAATTTTCAATTACAGACTCTCTTGACATGTTAGATACGTTGATGTCTTTTACGACAAACTGCATCATATCAGTTATCTGATAACTGTTGTACATGTACCCACTATCAAATGTAATATACCTATCATCTACGTACTGACCTGTTGTAGGATTGTAATGTGAAACATCAGTTATAAAATGTAAGTTTTCATACACTGTAGTTGACACAGGACTGTCGGTAGTAAGCATGTCAATTGCATGCGGATAAATACATCCATAATATTTTTGATAGTTATCATGGTCTTTAGAAATGCTGTGTCTCCATATGTATCTATCACTTGTAGTGCGTAACCTGTTTATGCCACTCATAAAGTAATCTTTAGATGACATATAATAATTAGGAATATAAGAGTGCCATGATACCCAAGACCCTGACATCATTGAATAACTTATTGTCCATCCTTTACACTCAAATATCTCTGATAGTTTTCCTTGCCATACACTCCCATCATTAAGTGGCACTTCTACCATTTCATCCTCCTCCTCACAACTTGCACAGACATTCCCAGACCCAAGTAGATTATATACACAAGGACGGTCTATCTGATAATCAGTTGTAATTGTTTCAATAGAACCTGTTAAGAAAGTAGCGATGTCATTTATAAACGTGCCGTTTAAGAATGTACTAGCATCTCGCTTGTCATACTTAGCAGACACTCCGTAGTCTCTCAATGCTGGCCCCAAATAACCTTGCAGATTAGTACTGTTATAACTATTTGCTGTAACAAGATGAGATAGGTCTACTACTTCACTTGTTTGCACTCCTATCTGAGCAGAGTTACCAGGTAAGTCAGGTTGTCCAGTTGTAGGATCTAAAAATGCTCCTACTGTGTTAGGCCCTTCTATTGCAGCAAAAACATGTTTAATAAATTGTCTATTGCCTTGAGTTATTCCTGAAGTTGCACTGTTACTTGGTACTGGATAAACAAATGCTTTAAACTCTCTTCCACCTGATGTATAAATTTGATGAGAGCTTGCAAAAGCTTGGAAGTCATCTCTGTACAATGCAGTAGGAGCTGCGTGAGGTGTGCTTACATTCGTATGATATCTTGAAACTGATTCGTCTTGTAAAATAATACAAACAGCTCCAGGAGATATATATGTACCAAAAGACTCCCCATAATCACTAGGTAATTTTGGAGTAAAGCTTGCAGTAGTTTCTACACTTGGTTGCGCAAATGTTCCTCCCATAGGAAGTTCCATATAACGTACCCAGTATTCCTCTGCAAAACCTTTCATTGGCACATGGAAGTCTTTACCGTTCCATGCCTCAAGACTTCCTCCCGCAACAGACTGGTCTTCTAAGTATTGAAGCATAGCAGCATTGGCTGCCGTAGCCACATCAGGACTCATAGAAGTCATATCATAGAATACCCATATATCTGTGTCATCTCCGATGATTTGAGTCTCTTCGATAGTATATGTATGTCTGCATATATCGTTTCCTTCAGAGTCAACAGCAGTTGTTACGTTATATGTACTTGGAGATAATATTTGCAATGCTGGATCTGGCTCACATTGACAATCCTCTCCCGCTCCGTGTAATTCCCACAAACCAGATTCTGTGCCTAGCCTTAATACTTGATAATAAGGATCACGCCTGTCTTTTGTATCGAAAGGTGCTCGTAGAAGATAATCACGTTTAGTAAACATCAACCTATGATGACGACCATCGTAAGCAGAAAGATAACCCGCACCTGCAGGGTTAGCAGGATTATCTATCAAAGGAAATGGAGTGCCGTATATATCTTCATATTGTTGAGCTATCTGGATCTCCATATTATTCTGCGTCCAGTTTTTGATGCCCATAGCAGATATATCCTTTGGAGACTGGTCTAATACAAATATCTTACGTTGCTTTTCATCAACCCAAGTGACTCCTAATGAGTTAATTGACAATGCCCATTGAGATGTTGATCCTAAGAAACCTGTATCTCCTTCTACTATTTCTTGGATCTCTTCACTGAAGAAATCTCCTGTACCGATATATAGATTAGATGTATCTGTTTGCATCAAGTTACGTGACGGCTCTACCCTCCACAAAGATTCTTCTGTGTGTACAAACAAACTATTTCTATATTGAAACATGTTCCAAACAACTCCACGGTTTGCTGGAATGTCTCTGTAATTTTCTGTCAAAAAGTATTTAAAGTTATCCTGCTGCTCTTCTTGAAAAGATTGTTCCGAGTACGCTATTCTATATGGATGGGTCTCTTGACAATCTTTACAGAAGTCATATTGAATAGGTACAGATAAATAAACATTCTCTCTATTTATCTTATTGTAATCAGGATTCATTCTGAATGACTGAGGCATTTCAGTTTCTCCTTCTGTTGCATCTGGATCGTAAGGAGCCCCAGAGTGAGCTGTTCTAAAGTATCCAGGTTCGTCTACAAAACTTAACGTACCGTAGCTGGCACCTGCTTCAAAGTGATATGGATAGAACCAATCCCCTCTTTCCTGTGTGCCTAGTCTAAGTTCAGTATTGATATATGATTCAGTCCAGTACCAAGTAATGTGATTGAATATGCCATGGCGTTTTTGCATACCGCCATAATTAGGATCTATTCCTTCACTTCCTTGTTCGTAAATAATATTAGTTGTGTCAGACCAAGGACTTCCAATACCAGCTCCTCCTCCTATACTAGTTAAGGGATCAAATATGGCTTCTGATTGGATTATACCAGGATAAAAAGTATCTTTTTTAGTACATTTAGTAAAAGCCTCTCCACCACCTGCTGCGCCATATGGATAAGTTTCTGCTCCTACTATATGTTTACCACATCTAGCATTATATTGTGTATGTTTAAATGCAAACCTAGACACAAAAGAATCTCCACCAAATAATTGCCCACTATTTACAGATAGATAAGGATTACCTTTATCTACAGCTATCATACAATTGTGTGTAGGATTATATACAAGACTAGCTATGTTTCCATAAGCATTGTATGCATTCTTTTTTAGAGCTACGTAATACGCTGTAATCCTACCTCGCTTACCTGTATCGCTGTTGGCTTCACAGAACTCCCCACTTACATGATCTTCAAGCCTATCGCAGTTATTTAAAGAGAAAGAACTATCAAGAGGACATTGGAATCTATTCACAGGCCCCCAATCATTATTAACTCTTGATCCGCTTACAGTAAAGTGTCTATTGAATCCATCGTTATTTCCTGGATATGGTATTCTTATCCATTCCTGTTCTCTGTTGCCGTCTTCATCTTTTGTAGTGTAACGCTTTGATTTAAAACTTATAGGCATACACTCCATTGCGGTATTGTTATCAAATGGTGTATCGCCAAATGATTCCATAAATACTTTTTCAAATGCCTCTATTTTTACATAATCATCTATACGAATATTTGATAATGGATATCCATATATAGGATATGTAGTGGCACTCCAAGCATCTTCTGGTCTATTACTGTTACCGCCAGCATTTATACAAGCGTCTCCAAAAGGCTCTACAATACCATTCAGATCATACATAGATTTTACTCCTGATCCTATATGATGATAAGGCACTACCGAGTGTTGATACGATGCTCTAGAGTATATATAAGTAGTACCATTATCATCTCTTCCTTCTATTCTAGAACCGATACCACTTTGTCCTTGATTGAAATTATTATGATCTGTAATAGGTTCTGGTTCTGGATTTAATGGACTTACCCCTCCAGTAAGTGTTGAAGCATGAGTATCTCCAGATTGTTTATGGGTTCCTTCTAATCCATCATCATGACAGCAAGCATTGTTACAAAGTATATTCCATGTATATCCTATTAACACACGTTCTACTTTCATATACTCTGCTCCATCTATCTTACCAAATTTACTAAGAGGGCCATGATAGGAAACATTAGAGTTTGGATACACTTCTATATCAGTATCATAACCAATGTTAATTCCCTCATCTGAAGTTACAGCAGGACAGTCTTCTAAGTTAGCAGGTCTACTCCATCCCCATGCAGCACTAGGATATCCATTTCCAAACTCAGGATAATCAGATACTACTTTAGGACGATTAAACCCTAAACCAGGTGCGTATACTTGATATACATTTACCCATTCTGCCCATCTGTTATTTTGTACAAGCATATTTGTAAATGCATTGAATTTAGATGGAAATTGAGTAGGAGCATTTACAGGTACTGTTAATCCTTGAGAGCAGTTTAAACAAAAATCAGTTTCATCTTCTGTATCGCCTACTCCTCCTCCAATACCGTAAGAAGCTACAAATCCAGAAGAAACTGTTTGATTAGTATCATATTCTATATTATAAACATTATCAGCAGCAATAGATACTTGACCATTATCACTTCCTAAAAGAGGTAATCCTCCATCAGGACTTCTACCAAATTCAGCTATCTTAGGATTTGTCCATCCTCCTCTTACACAAGCAAAAGAAGTAATATGCTTGTTAAAATAATTGCCCTGTTGCATCCAGTTACAAGCAGAGAAGTATGGCCCTGCTGCTAACTCTTTACCGTGGTATTGTTTATATGCAATATGGTTATAGTATATCAGACCTTTATCAATTACGGTCTTGTCTTTTATTTCTTGTTGGGCACGTACTATTCTAAACCCTTGTACAAGGTGTGCGTACTCTTGCGGAGGTTGTACTCCTATAGCTTCTACTCCTAATGATATGATCTTAGGTTCTCCTGCTTGAAAAGGCCCATTACCAAACTCATGTATCTTACCGTTGGTAATTCCTTTATCTCCATATTGATGGGGCTCAAGAGTAGTATCAGGCATTCTATGATGTCTGACCTTATCCATAACATAAGAAGGAGTAAGCTTTCCTGTATTAGGATCTTCATAGTATCCATTTCCCACACCATCTTCTAGCTCTTGAAAAGCAAGATCAATCAAAGCTTGCTCGGCTGCGATCTCTGGTGGCACAATAAGTTTAGTAGATAATACTTTTTTTGAATAAGGATAGATAGGAACGCCATTACAATCTGTAGAATCAGGATATCTATCCGTTCTACATTCATAATATCCCATTTGGCCTTTAGTGATATACTCACCTTCGGCATCAGTATATGCCTGTTCTCTAACCGCAGTATTATATACTTCCCATCGTTCTATATTACCATTACCGTCAATAGTATTATTTAGATAATGATGAGTATTAATGTTTCTAGTATCTGCATATTGACTAGACCCTACTATTACGGAACTATCCCATCCATTTGTAGCCCACTCTCTATTATGTTCTGCAAAGCCTACGTTTGTATATTCAGAAGAGTTTGGATTATGATACTCTCCTGTTTGTATAAATTGAGTACCGTCAGTTCTTTGGTCTTTTTTCCTACCTGGTACATGGAAAGCAGGTGATTCTGTTCCATCATTGAATATCCATACTATTGCAAATGCATATATTTCATCCCGCATATAGGTACGATAGTCGAAGTAGTACTTACCCGACTGGACTGAATCTTTTTGAGCATCTTCTGCAGAAGTTGTTCTTGTAGTATACTTTAATTGTACACTCTGAGCAGCTCTTTGGAACTTAGCATAATCTACTTCATTCTCTGAAACGTTACCTAATACCAGCCTATTCTTTATTTGAGCTATTGTCTTAGCTTTCTGATAGGTTTTTCTTGGTATGCGAATCTCTGCTATAGGAACTGTAACCTCATCTTCTGTTCGTACAGTAGTTACTTCTATGAACTTATCATCGCTATTGAATAAAGGCAATGGATCTAATAGATAAGCCGATCCTGTATTTGTTCCTACTCCATCTATATTAGGTATTACAGCTACTCTAAGAAAAGCGAAAGAGTTATCTATATTACTTATCCGTAGTCTAATAGATTTACCTGTTTTATCTCTAGCTTCAGAACCTTTTATCCGCAGTTCTGGATTAGACGTTTGATCTTCATATACTGGAACAGGCTGAGTAATAGCAGTCCAATTTGTAGAGTTAAGATCTTTATCAAGATACTGAACAGCAAATTGATAACTACCTGCTAGTAGATTACCTCCTTCGTTTATACTATCAAAATGAATGCACGGCATAGAGTAATTAGGCCATATCTTCATGGTCTCACAATCCCATATTGTAGGATCAGAAGCTCTTTCAATCGCATCTTCTGGTATGCCTTCTTTCAGATAATCGCGTAAAGAGTTTATATTAATATTCCTTACATCATTATAATTATCTGTAAAATAGATATTTACTTCACATCCATTTCTTGTTCTTTGAACAGCTTGTATTTGTTTATCTATACGAAAATCAAGACAATCTGAGTATACAAGAGTTTCTGTTTTACAATTTGTAACTCTCACAATTTTACCATAACCACGTAGAGTAGGATCAGTAGGAGCAAGAAATATAACGAAATCGTGTTCTTTTATATAGACACTTCCTATAATAGCATAGGGCTCGTCTCCCAGATTAGCACATTCGTAGTTACCTATTTCATTAATAAGCGTACCTGAATCACCTTCAAGACTTTCATTGATAGCATTCAATGCCCATCTGTAAGTACCTTGAGGTTGAGCTGATTCAGTAGAGTCTTTAAATAAGCCTTTATTGAATGTTACCTGAGACATATTCCCAGTTTGAGATCCCTGGGATGATTGATTATTCTTGTCTTCTGCTGCCATTATCCTATAGTATTGGTCAGATTAAGATGTTCTCTTGCTGCTAGATTACCAAAGTAACCGTAGTATCTATTAACTTTAGGTATAAGCCTAGACCATTGCTGCTTAATATTCTCAAGCTTATCTACAGTATCAGGCATATTAGCTTTCCCTCTAGCTTGTTTACAGTACCAATGCCAGTCATCTTCAATCTTTGCAAATACCTGCGGATTGATAATACCTTGTATAAACTCAGAGTATTTAAGCTTATATACAATGTATCGTTTAATAGCTTCTATATAACTTACCTCATCTGGTATCATAGGGAATCCACGCTCATCTACAGCTTGAGCTACATACGATATGCATATATTTCCTTTCTTAAAATCGGTACGTAAGTATGGATGGTCTATAGAATACTCGTGCTCGCATGTAGAAGATATATTAATACAGTCTTTGCAATGAACACTTTCACCTCTACCAAATGACCCTGTAGCTAAACGCATAGGTTTGTAGTTATTAAAATAATACCCTGTATGCTTAAATCTATTAGGCTTGTAGTATTCTAGCCACAATTCTGCATTTGCAATCAATTGCCCTGATTTGGCACAAAGATCTTCTTCACAAGAGTCTGGATTACAATTAGCGCAATTAGCTTTACTGCATTCTTCTGTTCCGTCACATGTAGTCAACATTGCTGCTTGAGTAGGTTCATCGTCAGTAAACTTATAAGCTACCTGGACTATTTTGTGTAATCCACATGGTATAAGAACTCTATGGTCATTTACTTTAAGATACTCTACACGTTCTTCTAATTGAGAGTATGCGCCAATATGCTCAAGAGCTTCCCCCGCCCATTCAATCATATCAGATTCATTTATCTCAACGGAAGGGTTTAGATCCCTGTAAACACCAGATATTACACGTTCTATACTCGTAAGTTTTACTTGACTCATAACCTTACTTTTTACAGCATTCTTTTTTACACTCTTTTTTGCATTCTCCTAGACAAACACGTCCCATTGTAAGCTCTTTAACAAGCTCACAAAACAATGCTTTGATTTTTTCTCCGTTCATAACTATTTATTTATTCGTGAATTAACATCCATTCAAGTATAATATCAGTATTATTTACCTGAACATTAACATCAGCATTGCCTGCATAAGGGATCAATGCCCATTCTCCATTGTAAACTCTAGCAAGTTTAATAGACGATCCAATTGAGCCTATTGTGATGTCTACGTAACGAGTGGCTGTACTTGAAGTATTCTTAAAATACAACCAGTTTGATGTATCGTCAGTATAATCACCTTCTTCAATAAGCTTTGTTTCGGCTGTACTTGCCATAGTTTGTCTTCTCAGACCTGTCGTTTCAGTCAAACCTGTTGTAGTTCCAGCAGCATTAAACTCTGCACTTACTACAAGTGAGAGATTATCTGATACAAGATCAGAGCTAGATAGATTAAGTCGTGCGGTTGTAGTAGCCATTGTCGTTAATTAAAGTATTCTACTGCGTTTTCTTTCAATAATTTAGCTAGAGTTCTTTTATTCTTTCTGATAGGTATAAATGAATAAGCGCTTCTATTCTTAAATCTTGCTTGCTTTCTATTCCAATACCATTTGTAATAATATTCATCGGTATGGAAATTCAAGTGATAGACCTTTACATTATGCTCTTTTGTTTTTTCCCAGTCTACTCTTCTTTGTGTCTTAGAAGATTTAAGTCTTTTTATTCTTATTATACCTAAGCCACCAAACAGTTTAAATTCATCTGTATTTGTTATAATAGCTTCAGATATTCTTTTGTTAAACTCTAAACATACTTCTTTATATGTTTTATAATCTACAGAAAAGTCTTTATCTTTTCCGTTCTTTTTGTCGTAATCGACATATGCGTCTTTTATAGTTCTGCTTTTCTTATTCATTTACTAGGTTGTTGCATTCTTATTTTATCCTCACTTGCGTCATTATTCGCATCTTCTGGGATTGATTTAAATATTTGAACTAACTCTTGTACTGCCATTTGCATTACAGCATCTACAAGATGTAGATCAATTGCAAATTCTACGTCATACGGCTGAATACATTCTCCTCCTCCACATCCTTCAACTAATGCAGCTTGATAAGGATCTTCAAATACTCCACCTATTGTAATATACTTAAGTAGATTACCTTTGTGTATAAGATATAGATAATTATCTTTTATCATATAGTCTGGTTGGTGTGATGTAAACTTATTACCAGATTTATACCTTTTTCGTACCCAATCTGTTTTAGAATACACTACTCCCCCATCCATAGTTGTTACAGACTCTAGCTCTGGGCCTATAGCAGATTGCACAGGTTTTGGTATTTTATACTTAGTTCTTAGTGCTTTACATCCTGGAGGTATAGCACAAGGGCATTCATTTTGTTTAACTACTTCAAGTTCAGCACATTTAATAGTTTGAACTATCCAATCTGATACTTGCCGTCTTTTATCTATTTCACGTTTAATTAATAACGTTCTAGCAGATACAAGTTTAGAATATATCAATCTATCTGATAGGCTAATATCATCAGAAGATGGGCCTTTGCTGTAAATTGCCCTTACTCGTGCTATGGCTTCTCCTATTGTCATTATCCGTGATGTTTATATTCTCGTATCTTATCTTCTCTGTCTAGATTCTTTTTTGCTTTATCTAGTTCTTTTTGTGCTCTGCGTTTAACTCTAGGTCTATCTTCCGCATATACATATCCGTCATACAATTCTGGTTGATTCATTGTAAGATCAGGTTCAGAATAATTAAAGAATACCCTATCTTTTTCAATAAGAGTAAATGGCTGCAAAACATAGTTTAAATAATCAAAACAATTATGCACTGTTAAAGTACGTGTAGCTCCATTACCAGTATCCGTAAAATGCACATCCATATTTTGAGGATTACTAGTGTTTATATGAAAATGTGATATTTGATCTATACAGGCTACTTCATCACTAGTTTTGTTATTTACTAGAGGTTTTATATAAGCAGTATAAAATTTAATAGCATCATAGCTACCTACAGCTTTTCTAATTGTATTTACATAAATATCAGCAGCTTTTTGTGTAAGTCTATCAAACTCGTCTTCGTAGTCTGTATAAACCTCTACTGTCATTGATGTATCAGATGCAATAGCTGTAACTTTATATTCTTCTAATACAGTTTCAAACTGCATAGAATATTTTATATCAGGTTGTGCATATGCTGTAATTGTACTTGATGTGTATGCTTGGTAAAAAGTAGAATCAGAACATAATTGAATGACATTACCTACAGTTAACTCACTAGAAAAAAGAGTGGAGACACCAGTAATTGTGATGTCTCCATAAGTAGCATTTGCAACGCCTGAACTATCATACTTGGCGCTATCTACTGAAGTAACTTCAAAAGAAGTGCCTGTTAGTTTAGTTTTTGCGTTTTCAAATCGTATGAACTTATTATTCACCATCTTTTTCTAAGTCTTCTTCTTTTTGTGCAACAGGCCCAAAACTAGACAAGATAAACTTTTGCATCATTTCTTCGTTAAAAGCCTCATCGCACTCTGAGCAATCGTCTTCTGGGTCATAGTTTATATCTGAAGATTTTCTACCTTTTAATTCAGTAGCAACTTCTCCTTCCCAAAAACCATATTGCTCATTGGTTCTTTCTATGTTGCATAATCCACATAAATAATGCGGCTCATGCCCATGTTCGCACATACTCATATTAGTTCAATTCAGCAATAAAGAAATCACAGTAACCTGTTCCAGAAGCTGTCTCTACTGTAAGTGTAGAATTAGCACCTGCACTGTACGAAAACAATGCAAACTCTCCTGGAGCAAGATCTAGTATAGCTGACCCTTCGCTGTCTACAATAATATTAGGATCTGCAGAAACTCCTTTTTCTGCTGCTGTTTGACCAGTGTTCTTGATATAAACAAGAGCACGATCATCAATACCTCCATCAATTTCAGTATTGATTGCAATAGCAGTAGTGCTTACTGTCAATTGTCCCATATTAGTAGCGTTAGCATTGCTATCTCCTGCTGTAGATACAGTTTTTGTTTCACTGATTTTTACAACGTATGGAAGAACATCATTACTATCAATTGTAACGCCTAGTTTAATACTTGCCATTTTAATTAGTTTTTATAATTATGAATCCATTAACCAGAACATTACTGTTGCGGTAGTAGTTTGAGCTGCAGTTGCACAGCTAAGTTCAACTCTTAAGTGATCTCTAGTTGCATCGCTGTCCATTACGCCATCATCAAAGTTGTATAATGCAAATTCTCCTGGTTTAAGAACTCCCATTTGATCTGGAGTTACACCTGAGTGTTCTGATACGACACGCACAATAAGATTATAAGTTGATCCTGTATTTTGAATATAATAGAATACTCTACCTACTAGGTCATTTGCTTCTAAGTTAGGTGGTACAAAAACACCACTTCCTGCAGCAGCCTGCGGTACAGTATAAGATTGTAATTGAGCAACATCTCCTGATGCTGTGCCTGGTACCGTAAGACTCATTGTCTTACTCATAGACAATGGGGCAGGTAATAGATCACTGCTAGAGAAAGAGATAGTGCATTTTAAAGTATTGTCTCCTTTAGCCATTTTATTTTTATTTAAACAAGTTCATTAATATTAACTTGAAAGTGCCCTTTGTAGCCACTTTCAAAACCCCAAACATATCCTTGAGCAGATCGGATATTTTTAACATATCCGTTTCTATGGTGCCATGAGTCTGACCCTGATAATGAGGGAAGAATACGTACAACTGTACCAAATCTTTCATCTATGTCTACCCAATTTAATGATTTACTTTTATGCAGATGGCCTGTATGCCATTCTGTAAAATCTACTTCAGCCCATTCCTGTGGCATTTCTTTTGCCATTATCAGAGGAAGATCAGCATGTTTTTCATTGTTGCCATGCGTAAATCCTAGCAATGTTTTACCATATCTATAATATTTTCTAGGACTCATATCGTTGAATACTTGTACCTCTTCGCAGTTATTATACCAGCAGTATATTGCATCTCCGATATAAAACATTCGTTCAAAATCATGATTGCCTGGTACAACTATTACATCTACTGGAGCAATCTTTCTAAGTCTATCAACAATCTTTACGATTACCTCTCTACAATATGTAAAAGAACGTTGCCAATTAACATCATCATGTTGTGGCGTTCCATTTGTCGTTGTCATTGAAAATCCATCACTATTCAGCATATCATTTCCTATTGGAAATACAATCCTATCTATGTGGAATAGTTTGCTATACTTTAACAAACGCTCAATAGCTTTTTCAAATAACGACACTGCAACTTCAGAATTATATGTATGACCTACTTCATCGGCCATTGATATTTTTCCTATATGCAGATCAGGTAGGCATAATTCATACATTACACTTTCTTGATCCTCATTGGCTTTTGGGTATTTTATTGGTCTATAACTAGGAGCGTGTTGTTTAGCCGCTTTTATAAACTCCTCCCTAATACCATCTCTCGCCTCTTTTGACCTATCAAATACTGCTCTTACAGCATATTTGGTCTCATCTTTAAAGTCTTGCCAGGTTGAAACTCTAAAATTTTCTACATCCCAGAAATCCATATTGATACCTGCCGCATCAATTAGATCTTCAAGACTTGTTATACTTGCTCCAGAATAATCAAGATATGTTTTACCATTCTCTTTAACTACTTTAGGAACTGATTGAGATGGAATACGGGACGTTTTTAAACGTCTCCATATTCCTCTCACTTTTTCTCCTGATATGATACCGTGTTTATCACGTATATCATATTCTATTGCAAGTTCGTTATAGGATCTATCCCTACCTTTTTCTGTAAGATGCTTCTTTAATTTATCAATGTTATTTGCCATACTATAATGTTTGGCTGCAAATTACAGAAAATAATCTGCTATTATACAAATGGTGATGCAAGAGCTCCGTCTCCAACAAGTGTTCCTGAAACAAATACTCTATTAGCAGCAACAATTTTTACTTCAATAATACCTCCAGCAAGACGACCTTTTGTGTCAGCATCTGCTACAATTTGGTCATCATCTGATACATCTGGTTGTACAAAAAGAGTATCTCCTGCTGTAGCGGGATCTACAAGTTGCAAACCACCGATTAATAAATCGCTAGTACTACCTGCAGAAATTGTCATTGTTCCTGTAAAAGTTGTCTTTACGGCAATCTTACAATTCCAACCAATATTATCTGCTGTGGCTTGTGGAAGAACTACTTCAATACCTGCAGCTCTGTCAAGGGACAAAAATGCACCATCTTGGTTTTTCTTTAAGTTATACGTAGCATCTGTTACTGCAATAACTTCATCTGTATCATCTGAGCAACAGAATACTTGATGTTCAAGTTTATCAAGTCTGTTTAACAATTGATTAATTCCAGAGCTGTAAAAACCACCTTTCTTTTTGTGGCTATTTCCTTTGTAGGGTAATCTATACTGTGACATTGTGTTTATTTTTAAGATGATTTGTAAGCGATTACTGCCCCACTTACTAAGGCAATGCAATTAAAACGTCCGTAAACAATTGCTCCTTTTGGTATTGTGATGTCTACATCAAAATCTCCATATGCAAGATCTCCTGCACAAGGAGCCATTACAGATTGATCTAATACAGCATCTGCTGTACCAACAACCTGAACTGCGGAGTAAGGCCCTGTATGTGCTACTGTATCATCAATATAATCTGCTCCACAGCACCCTAACATAGAGGCGCTCATTTTATTAATCGCTTTTTCTACACGATTATCTTTTCCTGCTGAACTTGTTCTAGTATCCGCCATTTTCTTTTATTTTAAGATCTTGTCCAATAACCATATTCTACAACACAAGGCGCTGTATCTGCTTGCACTTCAACTCCTGTACTTTCTGCTAGAGGCATATATAAAAACTCTCCAGGACTTAGTTTAGCAAAAGAAGTTCCTCCGTCTGTTTTAACATCTACAAAGTTTGTAGAGTCTGTGTTTCTTAGATATAAAAAGTTAACATCTGATATACTACTTGCAATAAGCACTGTAGCTGCTCCTGTAGCTACTGATATCTGAGCTGTATTAATTACAGGATTACCAATAGTAAGATTATCAGTATGATTTAACTCTAAATTTTCAGATGTAGCATCTGTACTTTTTATATTAAGAGTGACGTTTAAAGTAGCCATTTTGACAATATTTAATTACAAAATTAGGAATTATATAAATAATTTAGTATAGCTTTCTTTTTTACTTTAGCTATAGACTTATTTTAACTTTTTATCAAACATCTTTTTATGAAATAAATAAGCCCATACAAACGTCAAAGCTAATCCTACATTAAGTACAACCTCAGTTAGCGGAGGATCTGATAATGTAAGTACATTCAACGCACTTCCGCATATGATACCTATCAATCCTAATCTAAGAGTCCAGTGACCTACGAATGACCACTTGTGTACAACCTTTGTCTTGTCACCGTATAGATACACGTACATCATTATTACGCTAATACACATAACAAAGTTTGATATTTCATTAACTATTACTGCTACCATCTTCGTTGAATATTTTCTGTGATACCTTCTCTACTCCTTTGAGTCCGATATAACCAAGAATAAAAGCAAGACCGTACTCAGTTTTACCGCTAAGACCTGTAAGTTCAACTACTACTTGAGTCATATAGTTTGCTGAAAATGTACCTGCGATGATACCAGCAATAGAAGACTTTAGATTCTTCGTGGCATCGTTACTAACTGTAACAAGGGAACCTGCAAGTCCTGCTAACACAAAGGCGATATTAACGCCTATCTCTTCTAAAAATTCTTTCACAATATCAAGTTTATCTAAATACTTACTGCACTGTAACTTTAATTTCAAACGTAGATGCTCTATTGACCACTTCTGTTTTAACAGTTATCAGATATCCGTTATATGATTTAATAGAGTGGACTTCAAAATGTGTGGCATAAGCTTCGTGGAATTGTACATAACCAGCCTCAACATCATCACTATTCATAAATTTAAGCTCAAAATTTGATGATTCACCAGCCCAACACCATCCGCTTGAGGTGCTACTGCAAGTTGCTATTACATCGTGATCAGGTGTTAACCATG